GTCTATTGTTTTTGAAAAAATTTTTCGATAAAGGGGGCATGAAAAAAATTTTTTTGAAAATATTTTTGAAAATTTTTTTATTTTGCTGTCACGCAACCGTTCGCATCGATGTTGTAACGATTCTTTGCGTCACGTTCCGCCCGCTTGCGCTTGTTTACTTCAGACCAACGACCGCCAGATTGTTCGTGCATCGCCGCATGACAATCACGACACAACAATTCAAGATTATTAAAGTTCAAAGTTATTTCTGGATTGTTTATATTCACCGGATCTATTTCGATTTTGTGGTGAACTATTTCGCCGACCTTGTATATTCCTTTACGTAAACAGTTTTCACAAAGATAATGTCGGTCCCGTGCGTATTCGTTCCGGCACGTTTGCCACGCCTTTGAACTGTAAAACTTTTTCGCGAATGCTTTCGCCATTATCGACCGCCTTCATATCCGTATTCATAACGGCACATATCCGGAAACATATCACGTATTTGTTTACCGACTTTACCACGTTGAAATGATTCGTCCGATGTGCTCACATAATCCCACACATCTGGAATCGTATCGGACACATTGAATATCTTCACATCATCGTGTTGACTTCCGCCGATGCTCGCGTAATTCCCGTAAAGGCTACGGAACATCGGACAATCTGGAAACGATTCAAGTGCGGCTAACATCTTTTCTTTTTCTATCAGCATCGGAATGTGTAACGCATAATCAAACGTGGATAGATCCGATTCATTCAAGACCGTTTCACAAAATCGTAATGCTTTCGTATAGCCTGTTTGTTTATCGTTATAACGATGTTCGACCCTTAAAATATGATCGCGTAATGTTCCGCCGAAGAACGGCGTTTCAGATTCGACCGGCTTCAATACAAAGAAATCGTCATTGAATAACCAGAACTTATCCGGAACGTGTGGATTCGAACAGACCTTCAGCATTGACGAACGCGCCTTTTCCCATTTCAGAATTCCTTTTTGCCGCATCGTTATTGTCCGATCTGGAATCAATCCGAACGGTTGACCGCATACGAACCACACATCGCCGTGTGGTAAATTCTTTTCAATGCTTCTTAATGAATACCGAAGTTCATACGGTTCGACATCATATTTCAAAATATAAACAACATCGTACTTATTCATTGTCCTTTAACCAACATAAAAGATCGAACCGCCCGTTTTCGGTCCGACCTTTTACGAATGAAAATTAATGTGGTGATCCGTCAATGTGTTCTATTGACAATATCATTATTAATCATTAAATACTGACATACAATGACAACTTCTTAAATGCTCGCAATTTTATCCGGTAAACTGTTCTTGTATCAACATGAACCAATTCTGCGACATCTTCCCACGTTCTGGATTTTTGTTTTTGTTCATCGAAGTAATTGATATAATATTCAATTAATACATCGCCTTCGATGCCATCTAACTTCATAACTGTATCAAATATTTGTTGTCTGATTTCCAACGCATCTAATTCCGCTTCGATATATTTCAATCTTTTATCAGCTAACCTTAACGCCCGTGCTTCGGTGCTTTTACTGATTCCCGAACCGTGCGGCGTTCCGTCCGTTCCTAACGGTGAAGAAATCGAATCGATCATTATCATTTCTTTTTCGAATTCCTTCCGGTATCGTTTCGCCCTTCGATCCGCTTTTTTGTACTGTTCCAGATAATCCCGAACCGTCATTGTTTACCCCTTTATGATTCGTCTGTTCCAAAATCTTTTAGCACGATCAACCGCCGTGTAATGCAAACCGGCTTCGATCAGATCCGTTCTTGCATGGCATCTTTTACATTCAACGAATGCCGCATTGTTAAAGATGTCAAACGATTTAATCTTCAATACCGCTTCACCACCACAAAACGGGCATGGTTTTAATTCGTCATTCATCGTCTTTTCTTTCTCCATAACTGCAATAGTCCTCAGCAATTTTTTTATTTGTTTGCTTACAGGTAGGTAGTCGCTTCCTGCTCTTACTTTGTACTTCCCATCAAGCAAATAGTCTTGCTTTGCATCAAGGTCTATCAGTTTCATTCTCTTGCTCCTCTGTTAATTTATCTGCTATAACGGCGAGCGATTCCGCAATATCGCATAGTATTGTCAACATGTATGAATCATGCGATACGTCATCTTCGTTAAGCATGACAATCTTCTTTATCAATGATGTTTCTCTACTCATGCTCCTGCTCCTCTCTGATATGCTCGGGCATATGTTTTAGGTACTGCTCCCAACAAGCCACACCTACCACGTTCGGGCATTCTTTTTCTGCAAAATCACATTTTTTTGGTAACCATTCGTCTATACCGTTGTAATTACAAGCACACGTATCTCCAAAAACATCCGCCAATATACAAGCAACTTCATGTATGTTATATAACTTGCTCATGCTCTTGCTCCTTTGTTAAAACATCTTTACACAACGGACATAGTGTCTTTAATCCAAGTGCCGCAAGCAACTCACTCAGTGCTTTCCAAAAATCTTCATAGACATAAATGCTATCATCTTTCCAGTCCCAACCTGTCAATTTTGCGTCCTTGCCGAGCCTGTGTATTAAATCAACTAACTCTTTGTTACTCATGCTCTTGCTCCTTTCATAAATGTGGGTGAGTATCAATTCCCGAGAAATGACCTACTCACCCTATCAACGGCTTATCCTCGGGACTTGTACTCTTCCGTTGATACTTTTTGAATCGTCCACTAAAGCAGGACCTCTCTTATTGCCGTGCCCCGTGCCCACGGCTGTCCCTTGTACTTCGGGCATTTATTAGACGGTTTATCTTGCTTTCGCAAAAGAGTTTTAACGTGTTTTCTTTCACGGCGCTTTCATACTTGCCTTGCCCCCACCTGCTCGGCTCGGTATAGGCTCGGTGAGTTCTCGCCCTTTGGACTTAGCCGTAGGTACTCACCATGTTACGCTTGCCACTCCCACTAACCATCTGCTCACATGGTACGCACTGAACGATATAAACCAGCTACCGTCATTAAGCGTGTGAGGACGGGTCGCCCTGTATTTCATAAATGTTTTACCCTTTTATATCTCCATAAAGAACAAACCAATCCAACTTTTCTTTAATTTTTTCTTTAAGTGCGTTTTGTATTGTGGTTAAATAACCGGCCACCCATTTTATTTCGCACCCTCTTGGAATGGTTTTTATTCCGAACTTCTTTTTCACTTTCTTCTTGTAGATCCTTTTATTCATTTTCAATAACCAACTTCCGAAGTGTTTTGGCCGTTTCGATGAATCCGATCTTATCTTGATAATCTGCTTCCCTTAACAGAACCGAACATTCAATCACCGATTCCGCCGGTATATCTTCGATCAGATCTTCAAGTTCTAACGGCACCGCCGCATAATTCCCGAAATATTCCGCCAACGCATCCATGACCGAATCACTGTTTATGTAATCAATCCTTGTCATTAATATCACCCCCGAACAAACTGATTTGCCCTTCGATCTGTTCCGTCACATACCCCCATGCCACGACCCGATCATCATCAAACCACGCATCCCGTTCCGTGTCTTTCCATCTGTTCACGCCCCGAACGTATTTGTTCGCATCACGTAAGAAAAAGCCACGATGTATCTTGCCGTCAATCGTTTTGAATTCCACCGGCTTTGTTGACGGCGGTTTTGTGTTCGTGCTCATTCTGGATCACCTCTTTCAAATAAAATCCTCTATTAAATCATCGCCATAACTTAACCCGTGTTCTTCTTCCATGCCATGAATGATATCGTAAACATCTTCTGCCGTGTATAATCTATCGCCTTCTTCGGTGAAATATCCGCCTTCGTATCTATTACAAAAATCATCATCCGCCAATTCTAACGGAACGCATTTATCGCGGAATGCTTTACTATCGGCAAAGCAGAAAACAAAACGCGGCCGGTTTGTATCATCATTGGCATGGTAGAATTTATTCACACGCATAACGATCCGTGTGTATGCCGGTATGTCTGATTTTTTAATAACTTGACCCGCATAATATCCTTTACATGGTTGATGCCATAACCCTAACCATTTTGTCGTGCTCATAATGTCCGCCATTCCCTTTCTGTATAATTTATTCTGTGATACATACACCTTCTTTTGTGTTGTTTCGCATGACTAATCACGGATAGAACCGACCGTCTGGAAACGCCCATCATTTCGGCCAACCCTTCCGGCGTATCTGATACCGCAACCGGTAATTCGTATTTGTCTTGCGTTGTTGCCAGATATAACTTTTTCATGTACCGACCGCCCCCGTTCTTCTTTTCAGCGATTCGATCTCCTGTTCCGCGATGGCCTGTTTCAGTTTCAGATCGTTCAATTCATCGAAGTGATCTTTCACGGAATCATCGCCACCGTTCCGGATCTGTTCTATCCGTTCCGATATCCGTTCAAGTTCCTGTTCCTTATCTGATAAATCATTCAATAACTGTTCCTGTTTTGCCGCCGCGTCCTTTTTCTGTTCCACTTCGATTGATTCCGGTGCGTTCAAGTATTCAGCGAACTTATCACCGAACAGTGTTGACGGCCGCAAATACGAACGCATCTTTTTATCATCGCACCATTCCGCACATTTCCGATCAATTACGGTTCGCATATCTTCGACCGAATAACCTTGACCGAATAATGAAATGATCCGGCTTGTAATATCAGAATCAACTTTATAACTGCTTCCCGTTTTCTGATTCAAATAAGAAATAAGAGAGAGAGGGATGTCGTCCGTGTCGCTTTCACGCGACTTTGTATCTGTATCTGTATCTATCTTTGTATTTGTATCTGTATTTGTATCTGTATTTGTATCTGTATTGGTAGCGTTCGTATACGGTCGTATACCATCGTATACGTTCGTATTCGATCGTATACGTTCGTAACGTTTCTTTACATTTTCACGGTTCTTGTTGCATCGTTGGATGTATTTGCCGGCGTCACGATCCATTTGTTGTTTGATTGGAATGAACACGAACTTCAGTACATCGGAAAAGTTCGGTTCCGTTCCGTCAACAAAATAATCAATCATACCACGAAACAGTTCACCCGCCTGTTCATTATCCAATTCATCAACGACATCTTTAACATCGCCGTAAACAATGAAACCTTTTTGTTCTTTATTCGGCATCATTCACCCCCGAATAATATCTTTGTAATAATATGACCCGCTGAATTCTTTGCACAAAACACGACATCCAGATCGAATTCATTCATCCATTTACAAAGAATCCTGTAAACACGATCACCGTTGACAACTGAATATCGACTTTGCCACCGTATCAAATCAATCGGTTCACGGACCGTGATTCGTTCTGTTCTGAATGTGTATCTGTTCTGCGTCACTAACAAAACCAGCTTTGCCCCCGCGTTCCGTGCTCGTTCTAATTCACGTTTGAACCGTTCGTGCTCTATCGTGCAATTCTTCGCAAGTTCATCGATGTTCTGCTTTCTATCTATTGAAATTCCACCGTGCTCGTCCGTCATGTAATCACCGAAATCAAGTTTTTTTGATTCGTATTTGATGCCGTGAGCATCGAAGTATTTTTTAATATTCGCGATGGCTTGCGGTTTTTCCCTTGTGTCAATCAATATGTGCTCGTTCATCCTTTACCCCTTATGCTCGTTAGAACGGAACATCTTCGTTGACATCTTCAAAGCTATCTGGATTCGGTTCGTTTGTGCTCGCTTTGTGCTCGCCGTTCTTCGGATCAGATAAAGGAAATTCCCACCGTTCCACAATGACCGACCACGAATCGCGTTTGTTTCCGTTCTTATCTTCAAACGGATTGTTTTCCATTCTTCCGGAAACAGTTATTCCGCGTCCTTTGTAGAAACAATCATGGATGGTTTGCGCCGAAGAACCGAATGCAACACATCGGAAGAAATCAGTTTTGTCCGCATCGTTTTTTGTGAATCTGTCAACGGCAACCGTGAAGTTCGTTCGTGGTGTGTGTTCCACGTTTATTTCTGGATCACGCGTTAATCTTCCCGTAATTTCGATATGGTTCATTTTGTTCGTCCTTTCTTATATATAAAGCGGGATCGCATCCGTTAAAGGGTATTGGTTCTTTCTAATGGGATTTAGAGATTAATATTGTATTCAGAGGTTTTTACACAGAAACATTATTTTTTTTATTTTCTTTTGTGGTAGTTTAATAAAATGAAAGTGTTTTTTGTTTATTGAATACGACCCCGCCTTATACCGTGTTAATATGTTATTTCGACATCTGCTTTCAAGACATCCAGCAACGCCCATAATGTTGTTAGATTCGGAATTCGTTCGCCGCTTTCATATCTGATAATGGCCGTCAACGATACCCCCGATCGTCTTGATAATTCCGTTTTGGTTATTCCGATACGGTTCCGAAGAAACTTCAGAACTTCCGGAATATTGCTGTTCATCAATCGCATTGTTTAGCCTTCCTTTATTTCGTATTCTTCCGGTCCTGTTAGAATCTTTGTCGATTTGCAATAATCGCACTTTTCGCATCGTATTGGTTCGACATCGCCGTGTTTTATCAGATCGAACCGTTCTATCTTTGATTCAACGATATGAAATGCGACATCCAGAACCGGTTCTGGAATATGTATCAACTTCACATCCGGAACCTTTTCTTTTGTTACCGCCGCAAGATAGAACGGTAACGGTTTATCGCGACCCGTCACGGCCTGTTCAACCCTTGTATAAATCGCACCTTGAATGTCATATTTCCAGAATGAGATCCAATCACGCCAACCGTAATCCGGATCATATATGTCGTTGAAATCTTTGACGGTTTTCAGATCCACGATGCGGCGTTCATCGTACACATCCATTTTGATTTTGAATTCGATGCCGTTGAACAGTTTCGCCGACATGATCGTTTGTTTTTCGCCTGTTAGATATTCCAACATGATTGGATCTTGTTCGATTCGGTTTATCATGTCATTTGCGTGTTCGAACTTTGCCAATATTTCGCCGTTCTTCTTGAACATCTGCGAACCGCGTTGTTCTTCGAATTTCTGTAATTCATCGGAAAAATACGCATCCACATATGAACCGATCAAAAGCGCATCTGATTCCGGCCGTTCGTACAATCCTTTTGATTCCGCAAGGCCGCAAGCTTCACATTTATCGAATGCCTTGAACTGTGATACCGACCAATATTCCTTATTCGCATCGGTCGAATAATAATTATCGTTATTCAGAATCATTCGGCCGCCCCCTTTGCTTTTTGCGCGCATTCATAACAAAGATATTTCCCGAACTTTGTCTTTGCGTTTTCTGCTATTGCTTTTGCCTTGTATGTTTTCCCATCGATCGTTGTATCGGTGATAATCGAACCGCATTCGTCACATATCAGTTCGGATTCTTTCGGCCGGAACGGTCTGATCCGTAACGCATCGGTCGTACCGCCGAACGCCCGAACCTTTTCAGAATATATTTGTATCTTTTTATGTTCCCAATCTTCAACGTGTTTAGAACCGTAAACATCGGAAATCGTGGTTGAATTGACCGTGTTCAATATCATCGGTTTGTAATCTTCAACGAAATGAAGAACAAGTTTCCGTTCTGTTCCGCGTTCGTTTTTGACTTCGTTGACTTCACAATGATCGATGGTAATAATCAGATCGCCATCGTCTGGAATATCCCATGCGCCCAAAAAGTTTTTATCCATGTATTTTCTGAAATCGCCCGTAATACGTTCATTCATTCCATCCACCGCCTTTATCTGTCATTTCGTAATATCTATCAAGGATTTCGCCTTCGGACATTCCCGCAACCATCCACGACCAGAAACGCTTTTTGATTTCGTGAATGATGCCGGTTCCTGTTCCGATGTATGCGTTCAACAAATATCTTCTTTTAGGATCTACAAATCTATTCGGCATACTGTTCACCACCTTCATGTAATTCATAAACGCCATATCTGGAACCGCCGGTCGTGCGTTTGTATGTCATATCGATGTCATATCCGTCACGGCGTAATTCCATGATTCGGCGTGGTAATGACATAATTCCTAATTCTGTAACGGCTTCGAATGTGGTTAATTTTCCATTGTTCTTGAACCACTCAAGGATCTTTTGTTTCTGTTTGACCTTATTCATTGTCGGACCGCCTTTCACCAATTATCACCATGAGCATTCCGACCGCAACGATCGCAACCGGAATCAATAAGTTTCTGCTATCGGCGCACATTACACCGAACGCCGTGATTGTCATTCCTATTTTTTCAAACATAATTCGAACCCCCCGTCATTCAACATTTTGAAAAAGTTATCACACACGGGACCGTCTGAAAATGCTATACCGTATTTTGCACACGGACATTTACCACGTTTCGTTCGTTCGTCTACTGTTCCATCGCCCTTTTCCATCGGTTCAAAGAACGGACAAACCGAACAGTTCAATTTGATTCCGTGCAGCTTGTATTCGTCCGCCAGATCTTCCGGAACCGATACCGATTCGAAATATCTGATTCGTGCCGTTAACCCGTCAAATTCAACGGTCGGTTCTTTGTCCTTCAGTTCAAGAAGTTTAGGATTCAGCTTATCCGTTAAATCTGATGCCGTGTTTCCTTGAACGATGGCGAATTGTTGGAATTGCTGTTCCTTCATAAAAAAATCACCTCCATATTCCTTTCAAAATATATTCGGTGATTCGTTAATTTTCTATATGATGTTGTTGTTTCGAACTATTCATTTTTTTATGATTTTAGGAATAATTCAGTTTCTTTTTTTAGCGACCGGAACGCCCGCCCCGATCGCTTCAATAGATTGTTAACGTATCACCACCTATTATCTTAAACTTGCACTTTTATTTTGTCAACATGGTTTTTTGAAATCTTCATCCACGCACCTATTCAGTAATTGAATCACATATTCCGGAACGTGTTTCCCGATTTCCCATCCTTGCAAGGTCCGCACCGGAATATTATATTTCGATGCGAACTGACTTTGACTTAATCCGGTTTTGTTTCTGATGTCTTTGATCGTCATGGTTTCACCCCTTTTTGTAGATTGTCTTAATAGCTTCCCTTAAATCGGCAACGGTGAATTCGTGAATGATCCCGCAATCTTCGCCACCGTCATACGCCGTGAATCCGTCATTCAGATATATCCAATATCCATCCGATTCTATTCGTGCATCTGATATCGATTCGTATTTGCTTTTCGGTATATACCGCCATATATCGCCCGCCCTGTTCGTTCTGGATTCGAACGATGATTCTTTGTCGAACCAATTCATGTGCTCGCCCCCTATCTTGTCATGTATGGTTCTAACTGTTCCAGAACCTTGTTGTATTCCGATTCATAATGATTCAAATCTTTGTCCGCTTTATCATATTCCGCTTTGTATTTCAGATATAACGGATCATCATGTTCGTTATCGTTGAAACAATCCATTGAATCTATCGCATCGAACCTTCTTTCGGCCGCCCCTTTAATCCGACCTTCGAACCACCTTTTACGCTTTAATAGTTTTTCATAATCTTCAAGTTTGCCATGCTTCCACGCAAGCAATTCAGAAATAGTCATTTTCATAAACGATCACCATCCTTTCATCGGCGGGGATTTGCCGCCCCGCCATCGGCTTTGTGTGTGTTATCTTTCGTGAACTAATGTCCGAACGTGCAACCTTTGGATGTTATATCCGCCGGCCAATATCGTTTCGACTTCGGCCCGTCCTTCTTTTCCGATTACGAACCCCGTGAGCACCGCCCCGATGTTTCCTTTTTCACACTTCAGATCGTTCCAATCGGTAACTTCACCGGTGATCGCTTTTACCCTGTTGTAAAGGTTGATTATCATCGTTCTGGAATCCTTCACATTGTCATCATGGATCTGTTCGTTTGATTTATACATTGTGTCGTATCTGTCCGCCGCCGAATACTTTTTGCAGAAATCATCATATTCCATATTGTGACGATCGTTCTTTATCTGATCCCTGTATTTGATATCGTATGCATCCCATGTTGTAACAAGTTCGGTTTGCATCCGCTTCATGCTATCCGGGATTTCCTTTGTCAGAATTGATTCTTTTTCAAGTTCGCCGGCAAGCTGTTTCTGATATTTCGCAAGGCTTGCTTTTGTTTCTTTGATTTCATCGTTCAATCTTGCGATGTCGTCTTTTAACCATTCGATTTCCCATTCGTTCGACTTCTTTTCAATCAATGCCGTTTTCTTTGCGATCGTCTTTTCTTTCTTTTCGATCTTTGTGATTGCGTTTGCAATTCTTTCATTTAATGTGTCAATCTTCATTTTCGGACCCCCTGTATTTTTTGTAGGATGAAAGGCATCATCAATAATGATGATTTATCATATTTTCTATCTTAATTATACGCTAATAGCGTACAATGTCAAGAAGAAAATGCAGAAATTTCAAAATTTTTTCAAATATGTTATACTGACATAAAGGATGGTGATGCGTTATGGAATTACAGTTTGCACATTATGGTGAAGAACGGTCGATCGATGCGACCGAAGAAGAACAGAAAATCTTCGAAGTGATTCTGGATATGTTTCCAGATGAAAAGATCGTTATGGTTCGGAAATCATCGAATTATGTCACGGCGATTTGTCACGGTATGGATATCGCACGGTTCAAGTTCACGAAAAAAGCGAAATGGATCCGTTTGCCGTACGTTCTGGATGACAAAGTGAAACTGACCGAACCGGATGATGTCCGACAAATACGGCCCGATCTGGAACGTGCTATTGATGAATCAAAGAAATAAGAACACGTATTTGTTCTAAACCGACAAAAAACGAGCTGTCAAAACTGTGTTTTTGCAACAAAAAAAGACGGGGCATTTCGCCCCGCCCTTTTCTTTTCTGATATTACTTTAGCCGAATGATGGTATCGATTTTTTTGTTGTTATAATTCCCGCGTTTTCGCGGCATCTTTTTCCACAAATCAGACGGCCCGAACGAATACCATATCGCATTACCGTTTTTATCATATCGGAAAAATATTTGCGTATGTGGTGGTTTTGAATAACCGCAAATATCGCCCCGTTTCAGACCGCACTTTATCGGCGGTTTTTTCGGATGTGTGATCGATGCGACCTTCTTCAACTGTTTTTCAGTTCCAGAACCACGATATTTTACTATACCGTCATTACACCAAAAAACTTGCCCGTCCTTTAATAGCTTCATAACTTGTAAAGCATACGAAACATATGTCGCACAATTCGATGTGTGTTGTTTCGTTTTGGCTTTGTTCCACGATGTACTGTTTCCGGAACCTTGATACTTGAATTTCAGTTCGTGCATTTCCCTAAACATCGTTTTGGCTTCGGAACATAGCTTCCGCCCCGTTGTGTTCTTAACGGCCGCATTCCAACACTGAACGATCAGACCCTTCATCTTTGTTTCGTAACAGAACCATCCCGTATTATGCCGGCCGCCCGAATCTTTCATATAGAAATAATGTTTTCCGTTCTTGTATCTGTAATTGGCAAATGCGACATAATGTCCGGATGTCGTCCACGTCACGCCGCCTTTTGTACCGCCCCGAAAAAGAAGAACGCCCATTGTTCTTTTGTGTTTCTTCTTCAGATCGTTTAGGATCTTGAACAGATCCGCCATTGATTGTGGATTCTTCACCGTGAAATCGTAATGTTTTAACGCTTCGGTGATACCCGCCCATTTCGTTCCTTGCGCCGGAACCGCGAATTGTTTCATATATGGTTGAATTGTTTTCGGTGTGTAATTCCAATACTGTGATAATTCAATAATCAGATTGGCAACCGAACAACAACCGCATCCGCTCGTTCCGATGTTGTATCGTTTTGTTGGATATGGTAACCGACACCACCTTGTATCTAATTGGCTAAATACTTTCTTCCGCATCTTCTTCATCCCCTTCGAAGAATTCTTCACCGACATAATCAGATGATAATTCCTGTTTAGCTTGCCGCATTTCGCCGGTTTTGATTGATGCGATTTCAGTGTAATCGTTGTTATAATATGTCGTTATGAACGACACAATAAAATCACTTATAATCGTGAATATCATCCAGATGGCATTCAGTTTGTCATTGTTCAATGCTCCGATCGCATTTGTCACGGCGTAAATTGCCGTGTTCAAACTGACCGCAATTCTTAACGCTGTTCTGATTTTCGTTCCTGTATTCATTTCTGCGTTCCTTTCATTTCGTCTTGAATTATCTTGATATCTGATTCGACCTTATACATACGTTCAACGATCTGATTGTGTTTTTCAACCTTCTTTTCAAGTTCATCAATTCGAACTTTTATGACTTGATTATTAGATATGATACTAAATACCGCGACAATGATTGTCGGAACAATACCGATCAATGCCGTTATGATGTTTTCACTCATGTTGTCCCCCTATTATGCCGTAACTTTGACCCATAATATATCCGCCGAAACTGATATCGTTTTTGCGGATGTTCCATCGTTCTGTAATCCGATTTTTATGACCGCCCTTCCGGTTTGTTGTGTACTGAAATAAAAACGTCTTAATGATGCCACTCCGGTTGATATGCTCACATTGGTAATCGCGATCGGATAATAGCCGCTCTTATTGCTTGCCGATGATGTAACTTCGCCGGATGCGTTCGCATTGATCGAACTGCTTGTCATTGATACCGAAGAATATGCGAACAGCGCATCGCCGTTGATCGCCCCGAACGTTGCTTTACCGGTCGAAGATATAGTTCCGCCCGCCGATATATTACCGTCTGCGGATATGTCACCGCCCGCCGTGATATCATTTGTTACCGTCAATGAATCAAATGTTGGTTCTGCACCACCGCCGCTCTTTTCCGGTGAAACAGATATTCCAAGTGCTTCGGATAATGTCGTTGATAACGATCCTAATTCCATTTCGGTGTATTTATCCGATAACGCATCCCAAACAGTTTTAACGATTTTGAAATATCCATCCGTGTTATAATCCGGAAATATTACACGAATCGTGTCGCATAATTCGCACCGTTCCAAGTTCGCAAGATCTTCATTACCCGCCATATCTTGTAAACGTGCGAACGAAACTTTGATTGTTTGTGTCGGTAAATACGGTCGAATGCTGTTCATATATGATGCCGCTTCAGTCCGCAATTGTGCGGTTGTTGGTTTCGTTTCGAACTTTTCGGATAGATCCAACGGAACCGTTTCATTATGGTCCGCCGGCGTCGCAAAACCAGAATCAACTTTTGATGCAACAACTGTTTGTTCGCCATCGGTCCAATATGGAATACATGAAGAATAGGAATCCGATGTATCTAATTCATCGTTATAAGACATCATGTTCACACCGTAACGGACCGCGAATGGCCGTTGAACACCACGCGATGAATGAAGATTGACGATCCATTCATCCCATTCATATTCGCCGCCGTATGTATCAAGAACAGAACCTTCGATGCCACCTAACATCTGACGTACACTTCTTGGAATACCATCGGCGCAAGCCAGATAACCGGTTTTTGCCATATCCGTTGTATATCTGAACGGATTATCCAATGTTGCGTTCCCGAACAAAATGAATGCTGCCGATAATGAATTGATATTCGTTCCGGTAACTGTCATATATGATTGACGATATGAAATGTGCGTACAATGATATGAAACGATACCATTCAATGGTTTCGAATAAGACACGATGTCAAACGGCTGAATATCGTTCCGATCGTCATGTGTTACACCGATGATGCGGCCGACCCTTATCCGATCATAATGCAATCCGTCAATTGGATATTCGAAATCACATTCATATACACCGTTTCGTTCTTCGGTAACGACACATGAAATGCAATCACGCAACCGTCCAAGGCCGTTTGATGCGAAAGATGTTTCGTTTTTGTCAAATAATATCGGAATCATAATTTCCACCACCTTGGAACGATCACGCATTCAGTTATGTTTCCAGATGTTGTGACGAGATCCGAACCGGTCGCCAATTTCGGTAATTCCGCACCTAAATCAATATATGAATTTAACGATACAACTTCGCCAGATGATTCTTTATATACTTCGCCATTTTCGCAATCAATAATTGTTGGATCGCCCAACACTGATTTTGAACCATCAACCGTAGCTGTTATGGTTGGTCTTGAGGTGCGTTTGGTAAAATAGTTCGGACTCGATGGCGATGTTGCTATCGTGAATGCCAACACAATTGTGTCGTTCGTTGCATCATATGTCATTGTGAATGTAATTGTCATACGAACCGTTACGTTCGATGCTCCATTATTGACAACCACATTATACGCAACACTAATATTTTTCGCTTCTGATGTCCCTTTCAAGAACGCGAATGATGAACCTTCAACACCTATTGTAAAATTTTGTGAATCAATTATTGTAAAAAACGGCGTTCCATTGTCCGGCCCCGAATATAGTGTTCCGCTTTTTACTGTGTACGATGAACTTCTCATTGCAATGAGAACGGGCATATTCGCCTTTACTTTTATAGTGTCATTGTTTACCGCATATGCATCCGTTCCAAGTGCGAAATCAAATCCATATGGTTTCACCGCACCATCAATCAATATTACGGTCCCGTAATCACTATTTGTAATATCAATTTGATATCCGTTAAATGATATCGTTCCATAACCTTTGACGCGGATTTCCGGCGATGATTCAAACAAAGATGGATTCGTCAATGCCGCGGACGCACCGATTGAAATCGGCGTTTCTCCGGATATCAGATAACGTTGCGGCATACATTCGAACGTGATTTCGAATTCGCCCGCCTTTAACAGTGCCGGTTCGACTTCCAGACCGCTTTTATAAATTGCCATCCGATATTCATTCGGATTGTATTCATCTGTTAATCTGCAATAACCCCGTTTTGAACAAAGGAAATTCCGAAGATCCGAAATTGCTTCGGCGAAATCCGCTTCGGTATCGGCATATATACCCGCCGGATATGTTATTTCAATATTTTCGAACCGTCCTTTATCAAGTGCGAATGCACCGTTCCGGTTCGGGATCGATATCATTTCGACTTCACGTTCCGGTGCATCATACACCGCCGCACCGGTAATATATACGCCGAAATTCCTTGAATCGGTTCCGTCAAATTCGAACGACTTGAACATCGCCCCCGTGTTATTTATTGCCATGCTACCCGCCTTCTATTCTGTAACTGAATTATCTTCTGCATTACCAATTCCGCAATTTCTTCATTACTTGCGCCCGCCGGCGGATAAACATTGATGTTCACGTTTCCGCCTTCCATTTCTTCAAGTTTTCGCCAGAACTTATCCAATGGAACGACCGCTTCCGGTCCGGCTTCACCGATTCCCGCAAGTGTTGGTGAATTGAAAATACCGCCGCGAGCATACCATTTAATCGATAACGATGGTATTTTGCCCTTCACTAAATCGCCGATTTTCCATCCCGCCGGTGATATTGCAAAATGTGGTAATGGAATATGTGGCGGCGATACCTTGAAACCGAAGAAACCTTTAATCTTATCAATGATCCCTTTAATCGTGTTTTTCGCCGTTTCAAATGGTTTTGTTAAAGCATTCTTGACGTTTGCGAACACGGTTTTGACCCTACTGATTGCGCCGGTTGCCGCCGAAACCAATGTTCTGAATGCGGATGATGCTATTGTTGCCACCGAACGAACGATCGCAAGGAACACACGAATCACACCGATAACCATGTTGAATGCGCCTTTTAATCGTCCAATCAAGAACGTGGCGATCACTTTGAACACCGGCATCAATAATTTCAAAACCGGTGCCAATTGACCCGCAACCACTTTCGCCGTTCTTATCAGATCTTTGACCAATTCTTTGATCGATGCGATTACCGACACGAACGCCGCTTTCAGTAATCCGCCGATCATCGCCGCAATACTGTTTACTTGTTTTCTGAAAGATGCGCTTTGTGAATATGCCGAAACGAATGCCGCCACCAACGCGCCGATCGCCGCAACAATTCCCACGATCGGAAGTGATATACCCGCAAGAGCACCCGCAACCGCTCCCGCCGCCGTTGAAAGAGCACCGAACAGCAACAAGGCCGGCGCGATTAATGCAACCAATCCGGCGATTCCACCAATTACCGCAAGTATGACCGGATTCAAGTTTCCAAGCCACCCCGCAAACTTGCCGACCGCTTCAACGACCTTTTCCAATGCCGGTGCAAGCACTTCCGCAAGTTTCGCACCGATCGATTGAAACGCAAGTAATCCGACCGCCTTAATCGTGTCTAATTTATCATTGAATGCGTTCGCGTTATCCAACGTTTTTTGATCGATGAAATCCAGATTGTATTTTTTCACCGTGTCGGCAACATTCTTATAAGTTTCGCCGCCATCTTCAATCAATGGATTCAATTCACGCGCCGCACCGCCCATCAAACGCATCGCAAGCGCATCACGTTCGGTTTCGTTTTCCATTGATCCAAGTGCTTTTATTGTTTCTTGCCAGACTTCATCCGAATCACGTAAATCGCCGTTCGCATCCGTGACATCGATTCCCAATGCCTTGAATGCGTCCGCTTGATTCTTTGAACCGTCCGATGCGGCCTTCATGCTTTTCGTCAATTTGACGTGTGATTTTGCGATGGTATTTACATCGACATCAACCAGATTCGCCGCCGCCGAATATAATTGTAATTGCTTCGTACTTAATCGGTATTGCTTCGACATTGTATTCAGATCATCCGCCCATTTTCCGGACTTGACCGCCAATGCACCGATACCCGCCGCAACAACGCCCGCCGCACGTGAGATCCCACGCATGGCATTTCCGGCCGCCGTTGCTTTAGATCCGATTTGCTTCAACTGTTCCGATGCGACACGCAATTTCACGTTCCCGATCGCCTGCAACTGACCCTTGAATGTTTTCAGCTTTGATTCGGTCGTTATGATTTCACGTTGCAAATTTCGATATTCCTTCGAATTTTTGTCAACGCCTTTCGCATCCATCTGTTTTTGTGCGTTCTTCAGAACGTTCAATCGTTCGGATGTTTCTTTGACCTTTTGCGTCAATAACGTTTGTTTTTGCCGCCATAATTCGACCGATGTCGGATTGAACTTCAGACCGTTATTGACTTTCTTCAATTCGCTGTCGATCGTTGATGTTTCTTTGTCGATACTTCTTAACGCTTTGTCTAATTGCGTTGTATCGCCACGAAATTCAATTGTAATTCCTTTAATATTTCCCGCCATGTTTTACACCTTAACCAAAAAACGCATTTATATCGTTCTGATTTGCTTTTCGTTTTTTGCCGTGTTGTTTTTCTCGTTTTTCTTGTTTTTCGGCCTGTTTCTGCCTTTCATTGTACGAAATACAGAAATCAACTATTTGGCCGATTTGCATCTTTTGAATGTCTGACATTGACAAACCACGTTCAAGACCCGCCAATATAATCGTGTCTAATTCGATTCTTCCTTCTTTGTCGGATGAACGCTTTTCATCGCGGCGTTCATCCTTTTCAAGTTTTTTGAACTAACCATTCCTTTGAATATCAACTTGAACACTTCCGGACCGATCACATCAACCGGAAATTCGTCAAACTGTTTAACCCATTCGCGTGGATCTGGAACATTATCATCGGCGTTTTTTGCCAACGCCCAAGTAATATGAATAAAATCCACGAATTCGGCGGCCGATGCTTTTATGATAGCTTCTTCAAGTTTGCCGGATTCTGAAAGTTCGCCCAATGTTTCAAGGCCGATTTCTTTCTTTTCGCCGATGTTTTCAGCAACACCGGACAACATATCAACCACGCCCGCCAGAATCGGCATGATCGATGGAATGATATCCGTTCCGAACTGATCCCGATAAATCATCGTCCAACCGATATTATTATCAAGTGTTATTTCGTTTTTCCCGAATTTAACCGTTTTAATCATTTTTCATTACCTTCCTAAAAAAACAAGGACGGACCGATTGAACGACCCGCCCTTTTTTGATGTAAATATATTATTAGCTTGCCAGAACCGGCGCCGTTGGTGCTGTGAACAATGTGTCATATCCCGCATCATTCGGTGTGAATGTTGCCATTGAAACGCCCGTTGAATTGTCGCCTGTAACAGTAACGTTGATCGTTTCCGTTGTTGGCTCCTTTTCTTCTTCAATAGTGTTGTATTCTCTTGTAATACCACCAAGAGCGCAATTATACATGATGATTCTGCGTTTTTCCGCATCGCCGTCAACTTCGAACGCAATATAAACGTTTGGTTTTGTTGCGCCTTTTACGTTTGCAAGACCGCCATTTGTTAATTCCTTATATCCAAGAAACTGTTTCTTGAAAGCATCATCGAATTTTGCAACTTCCAGATCGCCTTCGAATGTTCCGCCAGAATATCCCGACCAATAAACAATATTATCGGCATAGAAATTAGTGGCTTCGGACTGTTCTTCCGGTGAAAAAGAAACGGCCCCTTTCTGTGCATATGGTGTTCCAAGTGTAACGGTTCCGTTGTTGTCGGTATATGTTCCAACATGAAGATTGGAAATACCGAATTCAACTTTATTAGCCATTCTGTTTCCCCCTTAAATCTGATAGTAGATAACGAACACGCCTTCATCTTCGATGAAAACATCTTCGCTTTTCTCATATAAAAAGCCATGATCTAACAATATCTGTTCAATCACGGCTTCTTCGGATTCGTCTTTTTCTGTGAAGTAATATTCCAATTGATAACGATTGTTTCTGTAATAATGCGTATTGTCCGCATCGAATGTGTCTTGACCGTTTCCGATATATACCAAATATGGCGGCGATTCCGGCGCATTCTTTTCAGTAAAGTGAGAATATGCAACCGGAATACCAACGCCGTGTTCGGGATCTGTTAACATCTGATATAGTGTCATTTTTATAACCCTTTCAAACGAGCACGAACGCCCAAATCAAACCGTTGAATGCCGGCTTCTTCGGCCGGTGCGATGTGTTTGATCGGATGCGTTCGACCGTACGTGCCTTTTTTGTTTCTGATAACGTGACCGTTTTCCAATAAATGTGTTAATTGATAATGTTTCGAATTATGGACGATATAATCCGTTACATCGCCGTGCCGTTCTTCTTTTACGGTCCAACTGCGAGCATACGCGCCTTTTCGTTTCGGCGATGTGTTCTTCAATTGTTGAACACACATATCCGCCGTTTCTTTTGCGCTTGCGTCAATCGCTTGTCTTGCATCGCGCCCGTATTTATCCAGAATTTCTTTCATCTGGGTTGAAACACTATCTGTTTTAGCCATTGTTCGTTCTTTCTTCACATATCAGTGAAACTTCGTCACGGTCCGCATTCCAATCAACACGATCCACGGTGTAAACATGACCGTTATATTCCACGACTTGTTCTTCGTGGTAATCTTCACGGTTCGAAATCACGAATGTAATTGACGGCTTCAAACCAACTTGTGCGGCATTGTAGTATTCACTCTGATATACTCCCCGCGTTTTCACGTACACATCGGTTTTTTCCGTCACAATAGATTCGTTTCCGTATTCGTCAAACGTGCTCGCACCGTATGAAATTAAAGTCGCAACATCTTCATACATGGTTAAACACTCCAATTCGTGTAACACGTCGCATTCGACATCTGCGCTTTCTGTTCGTCATATGATGCCTTCAAACGTTCATAATCATCCGGAACACCGAACGACATCATACAAAACGTACAAATCGCACGTTCAACCAAACCATCCATTTCTTCCGGAATCACGACCCCCGCAACACCTAAATCAAGTTTTGCGGCTTCGATCAGATCGGTGAACTGTTCATCATACGCATTCGTTTTGACACGACACGCCATTTTTACTTTATCAATCATTGTCGCCATTGTTCATCACTCCATAACAAAGGACGGCCCGAACCGGACCGCCCCTTTGATTAAATTAATAATAAATGCATAAGAAACATTTATGCGATTACGCCGGTGTTAGTGTTGGCCTCTAACGTCCCGAATCTTTGTAATGTCTAAGGTGACTAATCTGAATCTTCCGTTGGGTATGCATCCGCTGAATTACCGATATAATTATATGATGTATCAAATGTAATGCTAAAATATCCTTCGTTATCATATACTAATTTATTCAATGGGGAATATTCGTTATAGGCATTGCAATCATACAACACAACTCCAGCCTCCATCATATCTTTGATTTCAGCAAATGTTTTATCTAATACCCTTGGCGAACCAGTTGGTCTAAAAATATATGCGCCGCTGCCACCAATGCCATCTTCCATGTGGTTTAGTTTGTCCGCCGTGATCGTTTGTCCTGTTTCCCATGTCTGTTTAACGTATGCCATTTATTATCACCCCGCTTTAGCCGTGCCGACTATCGCCGAACCGACTTTGTTATTCGCTTTCACTGGGAGTGATATTACAGAACATCTTCGGTCCGACAACTTCAATCGCCGCATACAGACGGCCAACGATCTTCACAAGGTCTTTTTCTGCAAGTGAGAGATCATCGAACTTGAACTTCACGCCGTCGCCTTCCGGCATATTGGCCTGCACTCCGGACAGATCGCCAACGATAGCACCGTCCATGTTTGCTTTCTGGATAACTTCAAGACCGGCAAATGGATCATATGCATAACCGGCCGAAAGTGCGGCTTTCTTGACATCTGCGATTGTCTGACCGCTTGCGATGAATACAGGATTCTGTGCGCTGTCGCCAAGTGTTGCGATTGCATCAAGGATTGTTGACGCGCTAACAGGTCCGGCAACTTCAGCAACGGCAACTTTTGATGATGTTGCTGTTGTTGGCGCGGCCTGTATTTTAGCAATTACAGTATCGGCCGCAAGTTCAACGATCTTGTTTGCGATTTCATCATAGATGTATGCAAGGAATTCTTCAGATCCAAGTGCAAGAACTTCATCTGAAACTGTGATCCATTTCTTTAGCATCTGCGGAACAAGGTTCACGATTCCGAGCATGAGTGTTTCTTCATCGATATCGTCCCCGCCTTCAGCATGAACAGATGCACCGGTTGATGAAAGTTCGAATCCGACCTTCAGATTTCCGGCAACGAATGTTTTTGTTACCCTTGAAAAGATTTTGTCGTTATCCCATGCCTGCCTAATTCTGGATTCAACCATTTCTGGAACAGGAACGACCGGATATGTTGTTCCCTCTGCGGCGTTCTCTGTGAGAAGTGAACGGCATTCCGCATCTTTACCGGTTCTGATATATTTGGCGTATGCGTCAATATATTCTTTTGAATTTCTGACTTCTTTGATTGTCATTGTGTTTTCTTTCCTTTCTTCGATTATTTCGCCGCTTCCGTTTGCAACTTCATCGGCTTTCTTTCTTGTTTCTTCGGCTTCGATGTTCAAAACCTTTTTGCGTTCTTCGATCGCATCAAGTTCGGCATTCAGTTCATCGATTTTTTCCGAATCCGCTTCACTTGTTTCTTTTGCGATTTCGGCCGCACGTGTTTCAAGTTCATCGAATCCAAGATTCTTGATTTCTTCGATTGTCATTTTTCGATTTCCTTTCCAAGTGCTCGCGCCCTTAATTCTGTACGCTTTTTCATAAGTTCCAATTTTTCGGCTTCAGATCGCTCCGTCTGAATTTGGTTGATCGCTCCGTCAATCAAACTTCTTGTTTCGGCACCGATTGATGTGCCGTTGTTGGCCGGTATTGAAACCGCCGATACATCGTACAATTTGGAAATACCGGTTATCGTCCGAAGTACATCAACGCGTCCATCTTCAGTTTCGGTTTTTAATTCTTCGTCCTTATCAACGATGAACCCGAACGACATTTTATCGGTATAACCACCGCGAATTTCTTCGAACAGATTTCGGCCGATTTCTGTTCCGCCCAAATTCGCCCTTATAAACAAACCTTTATCGTCAACGTTCAACGACAAAGTTTCGTTTGCTGTTCTTGCAAATACGCGCCCTTCATGGTCGTATTGCATTATCACATCATCCATGTCGGTTTCTTCGAATGCATTCGGATCGACCTGTTCGCGATAAATGATGTTTTTATCTTCATAAAGCACATATGGTTCGTTGAATGTTGTCGCATATCCTTCGACCGTCATATCTTCGGTTTCTTCGGATTCGTTTTCAGCTTCACGAACCGCCATTGTCATATTTCTGTATTCACGTTCTTTTTTATTCGGCATCTTCTTCACCTTCCGTTTCTGATTCCGTTGTTAATTCGTCCGTTGCTTTATATTCACCACGAATCGGTGCAACTTGACCCGCACCGTCCGCAAGCGGTCCATAATTGAATAGTTCACGGATTTCATCGATCTTAATTGCGCCCCTATCGCCCAATTCTTTCGCCATCTGAACTTTTTGCGCCGTGCTCATGTACTGTAAACGATTGGCATTTGCTATCAGATACGAGCCTTGCGCCCTTTCACGTTCTGAAAACAACATCTTCGTGACGGCTTCAGAAAATTGGATCGCAAACGGTTCGATCGCACCATCGAAGAACGCTTCCAGATCTTCGGCCTTTGCGCTGTTCTGTAATACATCTTCAGAAACGCCGAAATAATTGAACACGTTTTCACGGATCTGTTTCATCTGTTCCGAATCTATTGCATACGGTTTCACATCAATCTGTTTGATGTCTTTGTATGTGTTCGGAAACAGTAAAAATCCGCTCGCATCCGAATTGGATGCCAACGATGTTTCACGAAACCGTTCCGCTTCTTTTTTCAGATCTTCCGCCGAACTGAAATTGTTTAACGTTGCCATGAATCTGAATGTTGCGGCGTTCTTCACACCTTCTTCGATGCCTTGATTCTGGATGTGGATCAATTGCATGGTTTCCTTTAACGGTGTATTCCTATCACCGAAGAAATCCGATTCATATTGATGCTTTGTTAATAGTGCGCATTTCTTGAATTCAACGGCCGCATATTGTCCGTTTGAAAACTGATACCGTAACCATATTTCACCGTCATATTCAACCAACGTACACATCGATGGCAAAACCGGATAGATCCCCGTTATTACCATTCGTTCATCAAATACCGGAACGATGAATGCCGTGTTGTTGATATCCAGAATTGTGGAAACACGATATAAGAATTGCGACCATGTTTGAAATTGGTTCGGCCCTTGCATCAATTTTGATTGTAATGATGGATTCGCCGTTCCAACTGTTTCGACCTTTAGTTTTGAAATGTGACGCGCCCTTGCATCGATCGCCGCCCGAACGATTTCACTTTCATAAATAGCACCGCCGAAGTTCGTGAAAACCGGCGCATATGCTGTTAATGTCTTAAAAAACGAACGCGCTTCGTTCAATGCATCTTCGGATTTTTTCGCGTCTTTAGGTCGAAAGATTTTGTCAAGTAAAGACATTTTGTTTTATCCCCTTTTGTTTTCTAACTGTCCGCCAATTTCGGAAAACCATTTTTGACGAACCGTCATGGCATCAAGTAAAGCCGCCATTCCATCGATGTGGGATGTCGGCTTTATCTTAACTAACTTTGATCGTCCTTTTTCCGTGCTAACTTTTAACGCGGAATTGAAAAAGTGAATTTTCAGTAAATCGTTATCACCGATGTGAATCCGTCCGTCCTTCAAATACCCTTCGACTTCTTGAATCACCGGATGCAAATTATATCCTTGAAAAACGTCATCCATGTGGAATCCGTATTCAGACATTTGATTCACCAAATATGTCGCGCTGTAACGGTCGTATCCGACTTGTAACGGATATATTTCATACTTTTCGATTAATTCCTTGAACCATGCAAAAACATCGTTGTAATCGATTATATTTGACCCGCTCGGCGTTAACAAACCACGTTGAACATATATGTTATATGGAACGCCATCGATCGCTGTTGCTTCTTCGATTCGTTCCGATGGCAACCAGAACCGCGCGAACACATATAATTCTTTATCCCGTTCAATCACAATCACCGCCGCCGTTAAATCGGTCGTTCTGGATAGATCCACACCGCCGACACAATAACAACCACGAAATGATTCCAGATCCAACGGTTCGCCCGTTGCCTTTTCGATGATGTCCGCACCGATCCACGCCAACGAACTGTTCTGTTTCAGATTACAGTATTTACAGATGAATTCACTTTTACGTGATAATGAACCTTCGGCGATTGCGATTTCTTCTTTCATGTAATCAAACGGAATCGATCGCCCAAGATTCGGATTCGCCTTTTTTAATTCTTCGATGTCGTTCCATTTTCCAACATCATCGATCATATACAAGAACGGCAACAATTTCGTTTCTTTTGAATCCCCTAATAAAAAACGGGTTGATCGTTTCACCAACTCGTCATATATGGAATCGTTTATATATCCGGATGTCGTAACAGATAACAGAATTGCTTCCGGCCGTGCTCCCATTCCGGATTTCATCACTTCGTATTGCTTTAACCCCGCATCGCCTTCCCATGATGCGATTTCGTCACACACGCACAAAGACGGATTGAAACCATCCGATTTCTTTGCGCTGAATGCGATCTTCTTCACCGTGCTGTTCGTTCCTGTTATTGCCAGATCGGACATTCGATGTCGTGGTAAATGTGAATCATCAAGGATCTTTTTGTTGTGCTCGTCACGAATCGACAACCGTTCTTTTTCGGCTTTGTATTCCGGATCAATTTGAACCATTTGCCAGATGTCGTTATAAACAAGATCCGCCTGTTCCAACTTCGGTGCAATACAGAAAACACGGGAACCATACCCGCCCTTCTGGAATTCATATGCACCGATTGACGATGCGATTTTACTTTTCCCGTTTTTCCGCCCAATCACTAAAAGAACTTCACGAAATTGTCTTTGTCCGTGCTCGTCAACTATCCCATACAAACAAGACAAAAACGCCTTTTCCCAAAGTTCCAACTTCAATGGATTCGGCGCGTCCGGTCCTTCGGTATGAAAACAATGGTGCTCTATCCAATCAATCACGTTGTTGGCCTTTTCAGCATCAAAGAAGAACCGGTTCTGTTCCAGACCGTCAATGATATATTGATAAATCAGTTCGATCCACCGTCCAACCGTCACAATTCCGTTCTGTATGTCTTGAAAGTATTCGTAAATATAACTATCTTTTTCCATAATTGACTAATCTTCCGGTAACTTCGGACAACTTGCGGCTTTGTATCGCTCGCTTTATCTAATTCCTGCC